CCCGTGAGCCCGGCGACCAGCTCGCCCCACGCGTCCGTGGGCTCGTCGTCCACCGGCGCGTCTTCCGCCGGCTCGGGCTCGGCCGGGACAGCGTCAGGTTTGGAGAGGGCGCGTCCCCGCCGCGCGAGCTGCGCAGGCGGAGGGGTGTTCAGGTCGAGGCCGGCGCCGGCGCGGTTGAGGATCTCCCGGGCTTCCTCCCAGGTGATGCACACGTCGACACCGAGATAGATCGACTGGATCATGTCGCCGAGTTCGCGGGCGCTGATCGTGCCGTCCCCGCCCGCAGACGCGGCCGGCTCCATCTCCGGCAGGCCGACCGCGGAGAGGATGCCGTCCGGCGCCCACATGCCCGTCTCCGCGAGCGCTTTGGCGGCGTTCGCGCGGGACGTGAGTGTCGTCGCTTCGGTCTCGGGGTCCGGGGGGACGGGGTCGCAGTAGTCGAACTCCAGGCCTTCCGCTGCCCGACCGAACATCGGGAGCAGCTCGTGGTTGAGTGCGGCCTTGATGCGTTCCAGGCGGGGGATGGTCTGCTGCTCCGCGAACCACGCCTTCGCCGCCAACGCGCTGGCGCGGTTGATGTCCTCGAAGTCACCGATCGCCGACTTGCTGATGCCGTAGGCCTCACGCACACGGTCCGCAGTCGCGCCCCGCAACTCAACGAACTGCATGTCCCGCTGACTGATGGTGCGGTCTACCCACTTGCCGTGCTCCAGGATCGCCACACGGTGGGCGTTGCCGACGCCGCGGTGCTGCTCGTTCCACCGGTCCCGCAGCTCATCGAACTCGGTGTCGGAGAGCGCACTGGGGACTTCGATGATCCCGCCGGGCTGAGCCGAGTTGACGAAGAACGCCCGCGACCACTCCGCCGCATACCGGCTGGTGTCAAGGTCGGGGAGGATCGACAGCACCGGCGACAGTCCGCGGTACGGGTCGAGGGGGTTCGGCCGGCGCAGCTGGATGACCTCGTCGAGTTCGAGGGGGATCTGCTGGCCGTCGGGGCCCGTGTACACGTAGCCCTTCAGGAACTTCTCGGGGTCGGGCTGCGGGGTGATCCGGTCGGGGCGGACGGGCCACATCTCCAGCGGGACGCTGAACCCGGTCGCGCGGGCGATGACCCACCAGCTTTCGCCGGTCAGGTCGTAGTGCTGAGTGCTGGATTCGACGAACTCCTGCCGCGGCATGAACGCGTTGGGCTTGTTCCACAGGTCGAGCGCGGCGTGGGAGGTGACCTCGACACGGTCTTCGTCCCGGCCGGACTTGGCCTTGCGGTACAGCTTCCAGTCGACGAGGGCGGTTGCGTTGCTGGTGCGGTCGACGATCGCGAAGAGGGTGCCGACGGCGGACATGGCCCGCATCTGGCCCTCGGCGGAGCGGTTGCTGCCGAACACGCCATACGAGGCGGTGCGGGAAGCGAAGGGGACTGGGGTGGCCGTTGCAGCGCGGTTGAGAAGCGCACCGAGGAGGGTTCTGGCCACCTACCCCTCCCCTCTACGTGCCGCTGTAGAACCGCCAGTTCAGGACCAGGCAGCCGACGCCAAGCGCTGCGATGCCTGCCGCCATACCGAACGCCAGCATGGCGGAGCCCGACAAAAGAATAGTCCCAGACGTGTCAAGCAGAACCGGCATAGTCCTATTCAACCCCTGCATCCACCTGCGCACAGGCACCTTCTGCATGGTCACGTCTGCCTACTCTCCGCTCGTGCCGATTGTGGGGTACTCACAACTCCCGCTAGTCGGGGAGTCTGCGGGCCGGAATACCGCCAGCCCGGTCACGTTCTCCATGACCACCACCCGCACGCCCGGCAGGCTCTCCTGCACCATCGAAACGAACCGATCGAGATCAGACTCGAAGACGTTCTTCTGGACGCCCACGACCAGCACGTCCCCGGCGCGCACCATCGGCACATTGCTCAACATCACAGCCACCTCACTCGTGTACGTGCCCCGACGTAGTACGCCAGCAGAAGGGCATCCGCGTTGTCCGGCGACCTGCCAAGCCGCTTCTTGATCTCATCCTTCGGTTCCACCTGGATCCGGCCCTGCGCATCCACAGTCCAAAGCGGCTCCAGCATCTGAGCCACCGTCGTGTCTGCGTTCGCCATCTGCGACAAGTCCCAGCCCCGCCGCTCCGACAGGCCGCGCGCGATCTCCCACCAGATTTCCGCCCGCAGGTTCTTGAACTTGCCCGGCTCGCTGGCCTTTTCGCTGACGTTCACCGCGACGATGCTCGCCCCGTGTTCGCCGCGACCGGCGGCATTCCGCAGCTCGCCGATCACACCGAAGCCGACACCGATGGAGTCGACCTTTACCGCGGTCGCGCCGGACTCCTTGATCGCAGCAACCACCATTGGTGCGATCTTCTCCGGCCGGTCCGTGTGCGCCCGCCACTCCCGGCCGGCGCGCTGCCCGCGGCGCTCGCGGATGACGGTCTCGTCCCCGCCGCCACCGACGTCCACGCCGAGCTCAACCGGTTCCAGCTCGGCGGCTGTGGGCTTGGTCTCGGGGTCGATGCGGCAGCGCGCCACATCGGACGCACGGACGACCTTGTTGGGGGCGTCCTCGCTGAACTCGCCGAGCACCTTGGACTTGTACAGCGGGTTATCCTCGCCCCACTCGGTGGCCTTCTCCTCGACCCACTCACGCCCGACGAGGGCCTGCCCTACGGAGTCGGGGACTTCCTCACCGGTGAGGTTCGGCGACTCGAAGGCGCTGATCCCGATGACGTGCCAGCCCGACCCGGGCGAGCACACCTTGCGGAAGTGGGAGGCCGGGTTGTCCGGGTTGCCGATCGCGAGGATCCGGCAGTCCGCGTTCGTCGTCAGCGCGTCTGCGGCAACCCACAGTTGCTCGGGGATGCCGCATGCCTCGTCGAGGATGACGAGGACGTAGCGGGCGTGGATGCCTTGGAACGCACTCTCGTCGTGGTCGGCGGGCTTGCGGCCGAACGCGACGAGCTCATCCTCCATGTGCCACTCGGTCTGGTTGACCCGGCCGGCGAGCTTGCCGCGGCGGTGGACGCGGCGGATGTACCGCCAGAGGATGGCGCGGACTTGGGCGAACGTGGGCGCGCTGGTGACGACGAACGCTTCACCGGGTGGGTGGGTGTCGAGCCACCAGGCGGCCACCAGGGAGGCGGTGTGGGACTTCCCGACGCCGTGGCAGGACCGTACTGCGGTGCGGCGGTTGTCGCGGATGCTGTGCATGATCTCGCGCTGCTTCGACCACACGGTCTGGCGGAGGCGCTCGGTGACCCAGCCGACGGGGTTGTCGGCGTACAGGCGGGCCCGCTCGCGGAGGCTGCGCCGGTCGGCCTTGCGCTGCAGCTGGTCTCGGATGCTCTTGAGGGCTTTGGTGTCGCCGGCGCGCACGAGTTCCGCGATCTGTTCGCGGACTTGGTCACGCGTCGTGGTCGCCATCGGTGTCTTCGTCGGGGCCGAGGGTGGCGTCGAGGAGGCGGCTGATGTCGCGTCCGAGTTGTTCGGCTTCGACGCTGACGCGGGAGGGCTGCTTGAGGCCGTGGAGGTCTTGGTAGGCCTTGCGGACGTCGAGGGCTACTCGGATGGCCTGGATCTTGGGGTTGTCGTCGGGGAGGGGTTCCTCGACACCGGTCTCCGGGTTGCGCCACATGACGATCCGCCCGTGCGACACGGTGACGTGGTTGCGCTGGAGGATGGCGCACGCCTCGGTGTAGAGGATGTCCAGTTCGTCGGACTCGGCGGCGATCAGCTTGCTGACGGCTGGCCGGGCGACGTCGGCGATGGCCCGTTGGATGCCTTTGCGGGCGTCGCTGCGGTGGGAGTAGCCGAACATCGTGGCGAGTTCGTCGTAGGTCATGCTGGGGTGGTCGGCGTAGTAGTCGGCGGCTTCGGCGTCGCGGCGTGCTGAGCGGATGGTGCGGGTGAAGCGGCCCATTCGGCTGCGTGGGCGTTCTTGGGAGGCGTTGGGGTTTTCGGGGGTGTCGTCGTTGGTGGCCACGGCGCGCCCCTCTCTCGGGAGTTATACGTATGACGTGTGTCGTGCTTTGATGGTAACGGTGCGTGTGCCGGTGCCGGGTGGCCTGTGTGGGTGCGCGCGCGAGAAGGCCCCTGGATCCCTTGGCGGCGGATCGAGGGGCCTTCGACGTGAGCAGGGTCGGGCGGTCAGATCAGGTTGCCGTCACAGTCCCGGTATCCGTCCGCG